TGCCGCTTCGGAATACTGGTCTCCCATGCTGCTTTCCTCCTTTCGCCTTAGTAAGCCTTGATGCAGTACACAGCGTCCATGCGCTCAAAGGACGGCAGGACGATTTCGGAAGCGTAGACGTTGGCGTTGACCGGGTGAACGGTCAGCTCAGTGGTGATGGCAACGCCAGTGTTCACGATGGACACGGATGCGCCGGACTGACCAGACAGCAGATCAGCTTCCTCAGGGGTAGTGCCGTACCAAGTGCTACCCAGAGCACCGGAAGGAGCAACCACCACCATGCCATCGGGCAGATACTTTTCGCTTGCACTGTACTGGTCTGCCTTGAACATCTTGTCGTACAGATGGATGGTCAGCCCGGTTGCAGACTCGATAATCTGCCGTGCTTCGGCATCCAGCAGAACAGCATTTGCCTTTGCGGTGACGGTCATAAACCGGTTCTTCACCTCGTCCGCAGCAATCATGTTGCGGAAGGTGGCAGTGTTCATGTACACTTCGGTCACGACCTCGCCAACGCTTGCCAGAACAGCGTCCTTTGCGGCATTCAGGTCAGCAATGGGGGTGGCGGTGGTGACGTTCCACTTAGACTTTGCGACAGAGACTTCCTTGTAGTTGGTGGACTTCCAAGTGCCGTCCGGGTCGTAGTTGTAGGTGTAGTTCACACCGTTTGCCTTGATGGTGATGCCGGGAACGCCATTGGTAGGAGCCAGCAGCTGCCAGATCATGCGCTCAGGAACGATGCGTGCGCCAGTGATAAGCTGCGCGGTGTCATCGTACAGACGGTTCATCACATCACGGGCATAGGGGTCGTTGCTGTCCAGAACACGCAGGATTTCCTGACGGTCTTTCTCGCCCAGATGGTAGCCCTCGCGGAAGAACGGCATTTCGGTTTCATCAAACTTGAAGCCCTCACGGGTGCGGAACGTAGCCTTTGCGTCAAATGCGCTGGGCATCAGGGATACGCCCACGCCCTTGTGACCGCGCAGCCACTTCAGGTCGAGACCGGCCTTCTTCTTTGCGGGGAACAGTGCGTCAGATGCGAACGGCATCGCATTGGTGGGGTCATTCGTCCAATAGGCGGCAATCGCAGCCGGGGCAAAGACTTCCTTAAGATTCAGTGCCATGTTGTTTTACCTCCTATCAAGCGTTCACGCTGATGTTGTCACGGCAGAAGATGCCGGGGACGGCAGTCTTAAGTGCCTTGATTGCGTCAGCGTCAAAGGTGAAGCTGGAACTTGCCGCTGCCTTCTTGGTGTCGATAACGCCACGAATCAGCAGGGAAGCGTTGGGGTTCTCTGCCGGGTCAACGTCATACAGCAGGATGCCGTCAGCGTCGATGGTCTTAGAACCAGTCTCGCCAGCAGCAACAGCTTTCTTGCCAGCCAGCGTCATGGGATAGCCAGCCTTAACCGCAGCAGTTTCGGTCACGGTAAAGGGGATGGCGGTGTAGTCATTGGAAGCAAGGATGGTATCGTTGATTCCGTTGACCGTGTTTCGGGTAAACTTCATGTTTTCCTCCTTGTTAATGGAAAGCACTCATTGCGTCACTCGATGCCTTAGAAGTATTTGCGTTCTGCTGTGCAAGGCTCTTAGCAAACGCCACGCCCTCACTGTCAGAGCCACCCTTGCCATCCGCACCCGGAGGTGTGGGCATATCCTTCAGCAGAGAAGCCTTGTAAGCAGTGTCATGGGCGGTCATAAATTCCGACTGGAACTTAAACACCTTGTCCATGTCACCTTCAGCCAGTGCAGATGCAGCCTTGTTGGCAAGTTCAGCATCATAACCCTGTGCAACGAACTTCTCACGGTAGGATGCAAGGGTCTTTTCCTTGACGAGGTTCTCTTTGTCGGCAGTCAGGGCTTCAATCTGCTTCTGCATCTCTGCCAGCCTGTCAGCCTGTTCCTGTGCGGCATTCTCGTCATCGGTGCGCTTTGCCTTGAGCTGCTTCTTGTACTCAGCAGCTTCGCCGTTGGCTTTCGTCACGGCGTTGCGCAGCTTCTCAACCTCTGCGCTAGGGTCTGCAACCTTTTCAAGCGCAGAAATGATTTCATCGGCGGTCATGCCCTCTTTGTAGGCATCACCAAGCAACACATTGAGTTTCATATCGTTAATTTCCTCCTGCGTTTTTTTACCGTTGCTTCCCTGCAACGCTGCGAAATTTGTATCCCGGCTTCCCTGCCGTGTTTATGGCAAAGGACTATTCGCCCTCTGTTTCTTTATTGGTATCGGCAGACCGTTCATCTGCTATGTTCCCGACATTTGTGCCGGTAGCATCCTGTTTGGGCTGTTCCTGCGGCTTCGGTGCTTTCCCATCCTCGCCCAATTTGCCAGAAGCAATCAGGAAGGGCTTGCTCATTTCATAAGCAGCCTGCGGGTCGGGGAACAGACCGGGCGTGGTGAACGCCAACTGCGGATCAATTGGCTGCTGAATCATCTGCGCAAAGATCTGAACCTTGCTCTGCTGATTGTCGTACTGGCGGCGTGGCAGTTTGATGTTGATGTCACTTGCCATCAGCTTAGAACCAGCCGTGTCACGCAAAATTTTCAGCATTACAGACAAGCTCTGCCGTTCAGCGTACTTGAACATATTCTCGTACTGCTGCGCTCTTGCTTCGGTGTGATTCCAGCCGTTGCGAACGATAACTGCGCCCACGTTGTCGGACGTTGCATTCTCGCTGCCAGTAGCACTGGGCATGGCAGTCAGACTGCGGTACACATTCAACATGGAATCAAGCAGGGTCTGGCTCTGCTGCTGGTCAAGCTCGTTTGCAATCTGTGAAACAGAAGCGGGAAGACCAGCGGTGGATTTCAGGCACATTGCGCCCAATTCCTTCACCTTGTTCAACGCATCCTCGTCAACAAGGCAGTTGGTAAACACCATGATGGACTGGATGAACTGCGCAACGCCGTCCAAACGGTTGCTTTCAAGGTCATTGATGGCATTCAGCACAGGGATAGCCGGTTCAAACAAGCCCATCCGCTCCGGGTTCAGCTTGTATTCGACCATCGGCAACATTCCGAGAGAGTGATTCTCAGACTTTGTAACCTTGCCGTTGTCGATTTCAAAGTACTGGTTCGGCGTATACACGCAAATCAAGTCGTTCAAGTCATTCTGATAATTGCGCGGTATGTGCAGCACGTTGGCAATCGGCTTGTGCCCGATACCGGAGTTGTAAATCACATACGTCATGTCCGGGTCGGGAACGTCCACCAGCAGTGGCGTTTCGTCCGGGTAGTTGCCGCCATACCCCTTGTCAGGAAGAACAATGCGGTATCCCTGTCCGCACTCCAACATCCACTGCCAGAGCCGCCGATCAAGCGCATCCTTGCCCTCATACTGCAAGGCGTTGGACAGGCGGGCGATTTCCTCACCGTCACCAGTTGCCGTTTCAGACCGCACATAAGAGCAAGGAGTACCGCTCATGTAGCCTGTGTAGAATCCCACGCATTCGTTTGCGTGGTTTTCTACAATGCGGTTGGTAATTTCAGCGTGGTATTCTTTCGTGCGATGGAGGACAGGCTGACTGCCCAAGTAGTAGTTGTGCAGAAAGCGAATCTCATTCTTGTTCAGCAGATGAATAGGCTCTGCCTTACCCATTACCACTTTCAGCACGTTCTCCCGATTGATTTCCGTCTCCGGCGTTTCAATCGGTCTGCGTCCGGTCAGCGGATTATTCAAAAATCCGCCAACGACCATCTGATACTCAGCCATGCGTTCCTCCTTTCCGGCAAAATAAAAAGCGCAGCAAGACAAACCTGTTAAGGTCTATCTCACTGCGCTTACAACTGCGCTTCAAAAGCTATTCAGTTCTTGAACTTCGGCACGGAGACCCACGTTTCTTTTGGAAGATTGGAATCTCCAATTGTAATCCAATGGCAAAGGGGGCACAGAAGAGAGAACTTGCCTTCCACTTCGCCAAGATAACGTCCGCAATCACACGGATTGCCGTTTGCGTCTTTTTGAGGATGTTTACACCTAACTTTTACTTTCATCTGCGCTCCTTTCGTTATATTCCTGGAAACAGGCTGTTGAGCACAGACCTGTCAGAAGCTACTGGGAAACTGTTCGCACTTCCAGCCGTGCTATTCTTCGCCCGAAGAAAACCATTGCAGCTGTTTCATTCTGCTGTCGGACAGACGTAAAACGGGAAGCTGCAATTTTGGTGCTGCATAATGGATTTGAACCAATGTATGTCCGGTTATGAGCCGGATGCTCTAGCCATACTGAGCTAATGCAACATAAAAACCTGGCTTAATTGGAGCCATTGCTCTTTGCAATGTGAAAAATCTAAAGACATTACATTGAGAGCCAGGAATAACGGCAGAGGTATTATCAGGAGAATATATCCACGCAAAGCAAGAGAATCGTTGTGCTGCGTAGCGGGTTTGAACCGCTTCGTGTCAGTTGGGGGAGTACAAACAACGTTTCGTCCACTCGAAAACGCAACATATAATCCCCGCGACAGAGAAAGGCAGCTGTCGCGGGTGAGTGAGAAAGGAGTGTAATGCAACAAACTGACGAGTAAAAATGACTAAAACCACGTCAATGCAATACATAGAGGAAGCTGCAAATCTTCCTATTTATATTTTAAGCCAAAATGCAACCCAAAATCAAATTTTTGTTTCCAAGCACTGCTATATATGACACTTTTCTCAAAAAGGCCTCTTGACAGGCTCAATTTTACTGATTCCGTTGTACAATTCATCGGAAAGTTGTGCCAGACTATCCGGTGCATCATCGTGCGGAACTTTACCAAGCTGCGTGAACATCGTCACCTGCTCCATGAACGCCTTGTACTCTTTCGACTGGTGCTTCTCGTCAAGGAAGTAGAACCGCTTGATGTCCGGCGCATACTGGATGATTCTGGATAGCTTGCTTTGACCGCTGGGCGCACGCTGGCTGCGGACAGAACAGTGGTATCCCTGCTGCCGGAGTTGGCTGTCTACCACATCGCAATATTCATCACCGCCGTTGTTGGCTTCTCCGCGCACCACATTGATTTTGTGCTGGATGATTTTGCCCACGACTTCCGGTCTGGTCACGGTCTTGTCGCCGTTATTGAACACAAGGTCAGGGATGAACACGGCATCGCCGTACACATAAGCGATAGGACAGGCGGTGAAGTCACCGCCGCCCCATGCAATATCCATGACCATGAGCTTGCGATCAGGCTCGCCATCAGGCAGAACGCCGTTGTAATATCGCAGTTCATCGGCAGGGAACAGTAGACCTTCACGCACATAGGGCTTACCCATGTACTTTGCCCACCATGTTGCATCGTCAATGCTTGCTTTCATATCGGCATAGTAGGCATCGTCAAATCCCACGCCGTAGTCATAATTGAAATTGCTGTGTCCGTTCTCGTCCACAGCGGGAATCACCCGAAATCTGTACTTTGGATTGTCTGCATACTGGTTCTGGATGCGTCCCAGAGGGTCAAGCACGTTCCAGCGTGTACCGACCATCAGCTCCAATGCGCCCTGCTTTTTACGGTCTTTCAGCTGGTTTAGGTAGGCATCATACTTGTTGTTCAGACGCTCAACGTTCAGGCTTTCCTCCAAGTCCTCGATCAAGTCATCGCTGTACAGAACGCCGCCCTCGCCGATTTCAACAGCACCAGTCAACGTGCCGCCGATTGAGCGGCAAGTCAGGGTGGGGAAACGCTTCTTTCGGTTCAGGTCAACGCTTTCGTCCTTTGCGCTCTTGTCCACAAGCTGAACGTCAGGGAAGATTTTGCCCCAGTTGTAGGTCACAGGGTCAGTGATGATAGACAGCACTTCGCCATAGAATCCATTCGTCAGCTTGTCGGAGTGTCCGCTCATAACCGATGCAACGTCCGGGCGGTTGCCCATCAGCCATGTGATGAAAAAGATACACAGGGTGCTGTTGTGAGTAGGAATCAGACGATTCCCGGCACAGTACACGCCACCCTCAACCTGAATGCAATTGCCCTGCTTCGGCTCGATGTGCTCAAATCCACAGAACGCCACACGGCGAGGTTTAGAGAACTCCTTTAACTGCTTGCGAGGAACAACACAAGGAATGGGGCAGGTAGGATTAAAAGAGATGGAATAGACTGTCAGATTACCTTTAATGCCACTAGACGATACACGAGGTGGATATTCCACCACGCTACATCTCCATCCAAAGGTAGAAACCAGCGTGACAAAATCATCTCTCATTTGCGGCTCTGTGGTAGAAAAAGCGTACCGATGCTCTTTTGCCCGTAACGTACCGTCTGTATCGAGCAGACCAGCAAGCAATTCCATACGCTGTGCAATGCTGGCTGTAAAGTATTCTTCTGGGATATGCTTCACGCAGCGGCGATGACTATGGCACATATCGCCTTTTTGAAGTGCTTGTCGCAAACCAGAGAATCCGTAGTACTCAACACCGGTGTCCTTGTGAACCGTATGCCAACTAACCGGGTATCCATCGTTAATGACGCGCTCGACAATCACTCGATCACAAGGAGGTTCACAAATATCCGGGTGCTGATTGCGACCATCGCCAAGCCATGCGCCCAATGTGTACGGCTCAACAGGCAGTTTCTTATATTCTCCCTCGACAAAATTTTTGAACGGAACCTGATAGCAGAATCTTATACCGTCCTTTGTGTCGGCAACATAATCCTCCATCATCCGCTTAGTTTCGACAACATCAAATCCGTTCTTATGGCGGTTAAAGACCGGCCACTCGTGGTTTTCGTGGCAGTCAATGTATGTGCCGTCAGAGAAATGGCAACGCACATCAAGCTGGCACTTAGGCGAAACGGCCAGCACTTTTACAAACTGACCTTTCGGGCTGATAACTTCATCGCCGACCTGCAAATCGCCGTGATTCTTCCAGCCACTTCTCGTTAAAATCGGCGTATCATCACTCAAAGCCTTGCCAACGCGAGCAGGTAGACTAACTCCCAAGAAGTCAATCCGCTTATAAAACAAGTCCTCAAGGTCGTCCGCCAGCACTTTCAGAACCCTGCGTCTCGGCTGATAGAACTTCTTTTCCGGCGCACGATTCCATTCAAGGTAGATGCAATAGCTGTCGAACACATCCTTTGCTTCAAACAGGTACGTCCGACCGATAATGTCATAGACCTTCGCCACGTCCTCGCCTGTTTTCATCTTGCCCATCATGGCTGCGCAGACAGAGCGCAGCTCTCCAGAGTATTTGTAGGCATCAAACCGCTTGTCTTGCGGCAGGGCATCTCTCAGGTTCACCACCGCCTGAAACCAGTCCTCATAGACCTGTGCTTCGGTCGGATTCTGTTTTGCATACGCTTTGATGCTGTCAATGATGGCGATACACTGCTTTGGTTGCATAAAAAAATAGGCACCCCCTACCTGAAAATGTAAAGAGTGCCTACAACTGCACAAAAATCAAATATTCGGTTTTATAATGCGATTTCAGAAACTTTATTTCTCAAAATCAATTAAAAGAACTGCCCGACCGTTTCTAACCCTTTTTCTACCTTCTTCATTATGCTGTTTTCGGAGAGATACTCCATGCCTTTCAAGGTAATCTGCGGGTGAATCGGCTCTACAATATGCGGGAACTTGTTCGTCAGGTCTTGCGTGTAGACCAGACCGCGAATGAAACCGTTCATTTGCAGTTCAATCATAATCTGCTCCCAATCAGAGACCTTCATCTTCATTGCTTTTGCAGAGATAAGCTCATAGTCAAATTCTTCATCGCCCTTGTGCTTATCCAGCAGTTTGAGAATCTTGTAAATTGCATTAAAATTGTCCATAAGCCGCTCCTTTCGACCTTCTCAGGTCATAATCTGCAAACATAGACACCGCAATCTTCATAGCTTCTTCTATGGCTGGTGCTTTGATAAAGATTCGGCATCCAAACAATACGCTGCTTGCTCTGGTCTTGTTGCTTTCAGGAATAACGTAAATTTTACCGCCCTCACGCTTTACAAGCCACGTCCGTTCTGGTTCTTCGCCCTTTTCTGGTTTCCGTCTGAATGCTTCTACCGGCTCACTGTCAACGTATGCTTCAACTCTAGCGCCGTACATCTCTGCAATTTTCTCTGCACGTTTTCGGCTTTTGGTCAGAGTGATGATATGATATGATATTCGTCCTCTCCACCACTCGTTACTGCGTAAAGTTTTCTAGCCATACTTTCACCTGTTCTGTTCAGAAATCCGATACCATGTCTGGCGGGTCACGCCAAGTTGCTTGGCAGCGTCCGTGACCGTGAGAATGCGCTTCTCAACCTGCTCATGGAGAATGTCAAAGAGGTTACGGTCATACTCAGTGGGCTTGCGGCCTTCCCTGTAATCAGGGCGCTGACCGGCAATCTTCTTGCCCTCTTTGGTACGCTCAACAATCATGTCGCGCTCAAACTCGGCAAATGCAAGCATCACCGTGCGAATCAGCTTACCAGTAGGTGTATTGTTCATCACGCCCATGTTAAGAATGTTCACGGACACGTCTTTTGCAAGCAAGCTGTCAATAATTTCAATGCCGCCCTTCACGGAACGAGCAATACGGTCAAGCTTTGCCACCATCAGCGTGTCTCCCGGCTGGATTTCAGCCATCAGCTTGTCAAGTTCCGGTCGATGCAGCTTCGTGCCGGTATAAACATCCGAAAAGATTTTCTGCGCGCCGTTAGCTTTCAGAAGTTCAGACTGGGCTTCAAGACTGTTGCCGTCAATCGCCTGTCCAGCAGAACTGACACGAGCGTAACCGTAAATCATTCAGAATCACCGTCTCTTTCAAGAACTTTAAGAACAAACTCATCCGACGCAACATCAGCACCAATAGGCTGAATCACGATTTGGTATTTCATTTCTTCCAAAAGCATCGCCATTGTGGACAGCTTCAAATCATCCGCATTAACACGGTTTGTCACATAAGAAGAAACTTCATATTTCATTTGCCTTGCAAGAGATGCAGAAGTATATCCTCTGATTTTCATAACGGAGCGAAGAATGTCCCCGGAATTGACTTTATTTTTGGTAGCGCCGCCCTTTTTCTTCTCTGCCATTTTCACCAAACCTCTCTTTCGATTTGATTATAACACATTCTCATGTTAATGTCAACACATTCTTATGTTTTTTATTATCACTAGGTTGGAAGATTTCCGGTAAACTTTTTTATAGCTTTACGCATTGTATATTCTTGTTAGTGCCTTACGAATTATCGAAAAATACACTTCAGACAACTGCCATTAAAGTAAACTAATTTGTTTACAAAAGCACTATCAAATAACGTAAATTTACGTTAGAATGCGTAAAAATCAGAAATATCTGATACAAATTATACAAATTGGGCTGTTGACAACTATATACCAAGCGTCTATAATCTAAGACAGCAGAACACACGATGAATCAGCCAGCAACGGCAGATTTATCCTTTGTGGCATAAAAAATAGGCCATCAGCACCACCGACCAAAGTTGCACTGATGACCTATTCCACCACAAAACAGAAGCTGCGCAACCAAGGGCGCAGTCTCGGTTTCTGTCAATTATTATAGCAGAAGCAGACCGCTTCTGCAATAGAAAGGAGCAAAAAACATGAAATTTCCCACGACAACCGAAGAATTTCTGAAAACCCTTGCACACGGCAAAGAGCCGACTAGCGAGGATAGGGAGTACGCAGAAGCGCTGGGTAAGCTGTCCGAACTGAACTACCGGGCAGGGTACGAAGCCGGAGCAGCCAAAAACAACAGTTAAATTTTGTGCAAGTCTACAAACTTTTGGATTTTGTACAGATACCAGTACTACATTAAGCGTTTGCGTAATTGATAAACCACAACATATTGCATATACTGGTTGCACTTACATGAAGGGAGGTGAGTTTATGTACAGTCCTTATCTCGAACGGCACAATCACACGTTCACTGTTGCACTGACCGAACGGCAGTTCCAGTGGCTGAAAGCCTATTGCACCGAACACAAGGTCGCACAGGCAGCAGCCATCCGTGACACGTTCTTTGAAGTGCATCCAATCCCGGAGACCAATGAAAACGAAAAATGATACGCTCGCTAAAGTTTGGCGACCACAGCGAACGTATCATCAAAACCACTGGAACAAGCTGTTCCAGCCTTATTATAGCAGGAATTGGCTTGTTCCGCAAGAACCATAGGAGTTTTTATGGAACAAAAGGTTAAATATGCTATCAATCTTATCAGCGAGAACGGACAGGTTGTCGTTTCCAGTCGTGAAGTAGCAGAGAATTTTGGAAAAGAGCACAAGCACGTTCTTCGCGACATCGAAAACCTGATGGGAGGAGAGCCCAAAATTGGACTGTCCTCTATGTTCTTCAAATCGGAGTACCTTTCAGTCCAAAACAAAGTGCTACCTGAGTATCTGATGAATCGCGATGGGTTTACGCTCCTTGCTATGGGATTCACTGGCAAGGAAGCCCTTGAATGGAAACTCAAGTACATTGATGCTTTCAATCAGATGGAGCAGAAGCTCACCAACCCAGAGCCTGAATCCACAGAGATGCTATTGAGCCGCGCTCTGATTGCTGCCAACAGTGTTATAGACACGGAGCGCAAGAAGGTAAAGGCTCTGGAAGCAGAAAATGCCAAGATGAAGCCTGATTCTGACTACGCAAAGGCTATGCTGCTTTCCGATGAAAGCCTGACTACCACGCAGATTGCCATGAACTACGGCATGAGCGCACGAAAGCTAAACCAGATTCTTAGAGGGCTTGGCATCCAACATACTGTAAACAAACAGTGGATTCCTTACCAGAAGTATCTTGGCAACGGATATGTTGTCGGCCACCCGATCGAGCTGCCGAACGGCAAGACGAAAGAGGTCACTCGCTGGACAAGAGCCGGTCAGAAGTTCATTTACAGCAAGCTCAAAGAAGCGGGCTATCTGCCTGTTGGCGAGCAGATTAGAATGGAGACGTGCTGATGGACTACTCGGAAGAAATGTTTCGGCTACAAGCTGAGAATGAAGAGCACAAAGCCGTTTTAGAAAAAAGCCATGAAATCCTTAATCAGACATTAGAAATCATCATGCCAGAGGATAAGCGGTCAAGAGAGGTTGTAAGTGTAGCGCTAGCAACGTCCGTACAACATTTTTGCGAGGACAGCTATTCAATGGGATACAATGATTGTTTGCTCGACATTCTCAGGGAAAAGGAAGAAGTCAGCGCTCCTATCATGTTTCCAACACTTAAATCGTAAATAGCCCATAAGAAAAGCCAGTGGTTAGAGAACATCTAGCCGCTGGCTTTTTATTTACGGAACTATGAATCGGCAATCAGTGAATTTGTTTCCGTCAAAATCACCGACGAATGTAACGGTCTGGCCGGGAGAAAGCATAGAAATCTTGTCTTTTTCGTTTTCCGGGAATCCAGCCATATAAACGGTATAACCAATGCTGTGAGAAGTGACGAAGTTCACACTGAACATAACAGTGTACGGATTATCTAACTTAATCATTGCGTCTGATACACTGTTGACTTGATATGTCACCTTATATTGCTTACCAGCGTATTTGTCTTTTGCCTTTACAGCGTTGTCGGCCGCCTGTTTTGCATAGTCATCCAAATCAAGCGTTGGAATATCATCATCTGGGTTATGCGAAGAAGCACTGGATGCCACCTTCTCACTGCTTGCGGGTTCAGAGCTTATAGGCTGTTCAGATTCGGATGCCGCTTTTTGAGATGTCGGAGTGCTGCTTGCTGAGCTTTCGGAAACTTCCTCAATAGAGCTACCATCCAGTTCCGTTTCCGTAGACTTGGCGGAGGAAGATGTAACGCCGGAGCTTGCCGATTCATCATGTGATGGCTCTGGTGTTACAGCCAAACATATAACAAGAACTGCAAATGATACAAAGAAAGCAATTAACATCCGATTGTCTTTCTTATGCGTTGCTTTGTTGTAAAGACACAGTGCTCCAAACACAGGCGTTGCAACCAGAGCAATCATTCCAAATAAGGCGTACATTTTTGTAGACTCCTCCCTTTCAAGGCTTGTAAGGCAAGTATAGCACAGAACACAGACCCTTTGTAGGGGTCTTTTTGTTTTTGCGGGAAATTTTTGAGATTGGCAATAGGGGTGGGGGTGTTTTGTGCAGAAAAGAGGGGGTGGTGAATCACCACCACTTTAATAAAACGCCTTTTTTATTTTGGAGATTTTTCGCGCTACTCACCGGGCGGGGCTGGGCGGCGGCTGTATACCCCGCCGGTGGAGACCCCAAGCCCCAGCGCACCCGGACAGACTGCACAGCACAGGCAGCAGGGCAGGCCGTGCCAGATGCAAGGCAGACCACGCGGGGCGATCGGGACGGCGGCGGAACGCTGGAGGGCGCGGAGTGTGTCCGAAACCGAGCAGATTTGTACACACTCAAACATGAACGATTTTCAACACAAGAATGTGTGCAAAACCATTGACATTAACACAAGAACGTGTTACTATATAGACAACACAAGAACGTGTTACGCCACCACAAAACAGGAGGACAAAAACCATGATGAACAATAAAGAGATCGATTATACCGCCCGCCCCGTTCCGGGAGATTACGAAGGCCGCAGCCATCGCGCGTGTGTATGGTATAACAGAGCCCGCGCTGCGTTTGACCTTGCCACGCTTGACGCACTGACAACCGACGCAGATAAAGCCGCCGATCGTGTGCCCACTGAGGCATACGAAAAAGCAAGAAAGCTCCTTGACAGCGTGCAGCGTTGGGGGCTTGCAGATGCAAGAGCGTGGGAGCTTGACAACGACAGCCGCTATTATAATTCCGAGTGGCTCAAAACCCGACAGGCTCAGCTTGCAAAACGGCGTGTAAAGCTCAACAAAGAGCTTGCAGAATACGGCTTGCAAATTGACAATTACGGCTTGTATCCTTGCATCCGAGAGATTACCAAGCCGGGCACAGATATGTACTTGCTTTACTGGTTTTAATGGAGGGTATAAAAATGAACAAGCTTGTTTTTGAAGTGAACAACGGCGAAACGTTGGAGCTTGTGCAACGGGAGGACAACGGAACGACCCTTATTTGCTCTCTTGATGCGCCGGATAATGAAGCATATATAAGCGCTGGCGATTTTGTGCAACTGATTAACCTTTATCGTTACTGCAAGCGGAACGACATCAAGAACGATTGGATTAACCCCAACGGCAAAAATGCGGAGGTGTAAAAAAATGATTACTCTTGATTTTTCCCAGTGGGCTGCCCTCTGGTATGTTGGCGGCATGATCTCCGGCGCTCTTGTTATGATCGCATATCTCAACAGCTAATAAGGAGGGCTGAAAAATGACAGATTTAGAGCAAAAGTGCAACGAATACCGCGAATATAAGCGGCTGGCAGAGCAGGCGGAGCAGATGCGGGACAGCCTGCGGGATGAAATTATTGCCATGATGCAGGGGGCGCCGGAGGTTGTCGCAGGCGCTTGCAAGGTAATGTATAAGGACGTGCAAAGCGTCCGACTAGATAGCAAGCTTTTACAGGCAGCGCACCCGGATATTTATGCTGAGTGCAGCAAGCGCACCACATACAAGCGGTTCAGCGTGGTATAAGGGGGGTGCGACAAGTGGTATTTTCCTGCATCCTGTTTTTCTTCTGGTTCTTTGCGGCGCTGTTCAAGGCGTCCAAGTAATGCCAATCGGACACTCTAGCAGGGCTGCACCGTAAAGCAGCCCCGCCCCACACCCGGCACACCGCCGGGATAATTTGAGAACTGAATAGGAGACAATACCATGAAGAAAAAACAGCCCACTTTAGAAGTTTTTCCCGCTCATGAGTACGGCCGTGATGGTTACGCCATCATTGACCGCGACGGAGAGGAAGAAGCGTTCTATCCGTTCAAGAAGTTAAACGACCGTGGAGATGTGGAAATTTCCAGCTACTTTTTCCAGCACATCGCCTCTCTGCAAGAAAAAGGGTTCAACGTCATTTTCAAGCGCTGACCCCCGCCGGACACCTTGACGGGCCGCACCGCAAAGCGACCCGATCCCAGCCCAAAAGGGCAAAAATATTTTTGCAAGTCCTGTTTTTGGGGCTTGCGATATGATATACTGTGAAAAAGGGCAAAAGCCCCAGAAAGTGAGGTTTTTTTATGATGTACAGTACTTTTTCCGTCCGTGATGCAGTCAAGACTGCCTGCCCTGAGTTGGTAGATACCATTTATCGCCGTGCTCCGTATAAGTCCAAGGAAGCATTTGATGAGATTTATGATCACTGGCAGCACATCTATGACACCGGAGAGCAGTGGGCAAAAGAGCCCATTGCTCCGTCCGTTCCTCTGACTATTAAGCGATCCCCGGACAGCGATCTGACCGCTCAAAAAGCAATCACCGCCGAATGCGACAAAGAACTTTTTGCTCTATACCTGCATATTATGTGCATGGACATGCCGGGAAATATCGTCCACGGCGCTGCTGTCACGGTAAACATTTTCGGGACGGATGATGCACACATTCACATTGCCGGGCACGACATTACTCCGGAGCAGCTTGTAACCGCATGGAATGCCGCAAACCCCAAAAAAGAAAAAATTTACGCTTACTAATCCTTACCACAAATCTATCAAAGCCCGGTCACGATGTGGCCGGGCTTTTCTTTTGCCTTGCATCCGCTGAGGGTGCAGGGCTTTTATTTTGCCCTGCTGCAATACAACCATATACAGGCGTTTATAGCGTGTTTTGTTCCGTCAATGCAAGTTATACCGCCCACGCCGCAAAACAGCACACAGGGCTTTACAGGGGCTTTTCCCGGGATTTGCCCCATTCTATCGCCGCAAATAACAGGCCGACACAAGCGGCTATAATACCGCCTGTGCAACGCTGGAGCGTATCACAGCACCGTAGCACCTCCAGCGCATGCCAGATACCACCGCCACATCTGGACGCTGTTTAGCTCAGCACAGCCGCCTATTATAATAAGGTATATAAGGGTGCAGGGGTGCGCCCCTGTTATAGATCCATGCCAGACGGTGCAGCATACCACAGACCATGCCAGCCCGGCGGAGGTCTCGATGCTTCCCACGCCCGGCGACTTGCGATCTGGCACCGGGTCAGCCCGGCACCCTCCACCCGGCGGGGCAGTCCAACAGCAGGGGCACGGCGAGCGGCGCGGAACCATTGGCGGCTACCGCCGCAGCTCTTTTCGGGCTTTCGCCCGATAGCTAATAGAGGTCAGCAATAGTCGCAGCGCTCCGGCTGGAATAGTCGTAGCCAATAGTCGTAGTTTCTCCAATAAAATAGTCGTAAAGTCGTCAGACGACCACCGTTTGAAAGTCCTATATATCGTATAGTAATGAACAGTCTGCTGATAATCGCAGAGTAATAGTCGTTGCGTTTTCTTGCGAACCTTCGTCAAATAGTCGTGTATTTTTTGCGTGAAATAGTCGTTCGCCTTTTAGAGAAATGAAGGTGCGATAGTCGCTAAGTCATCTGACCGCATAAAATTCATAATCTATTGCATATATTCACTCATTTATTCACTCACTAGCCATACCAAATTCGTATACCAACCGTACTTATTATAATATACGCTTATATATCCTAGTAACTATCTATGGATTATTCTGCTAAAATAATCGTACCACCCGATTTGGTCTGTTCCTGCTCGATTTAATTCCCAGTAACGAACTATGATATTCTAAACAATTCATAGTATTATGCTAGGAATAATATATGCAACATTTGTACATATCCAACCGACTGCAAAATGAAGTCAATTCTCCATGTGAAATAGTCGTAGTGGCTACCGGGTTAGATGCTACTGCCCTATGCAGGCTAGATGCCGTTACCGTTGAAGGTCACCCGGTCGGCGCGGTGCGCCGGACGATAGAGGGTGACGCAACGTAGAGGTCAGATGGACGATATGCCTATATTCAGCCAATAGAACCTGACGGTAGATGCCGCCTACGGTCTGCTCTGCTGGCTAACGGTATAGCTTTTGGAGATAGAGGGTTGTAGGGGGAAAGAACCTTTGCAAAACATCTGGTTGTCGTTTCCGGTTGTTGCAGTTGTCTCACCATTTCGGCGTGGGGGCCTCAAACAATTTATTTGTTTGAGGGGGGAGTTAGGGGGATTATAGGGGGTAATAGGGGTTGTAGGGGAAAGAGGGGGAAGAAAGGGGGGAAGATTGGATGCGGACGCATCATGTGCATCCATTTGCATGCAAACGCATCACGCTGATAGTCGTGGCCATATCAGCCCAAACACCACTCGATCGAGACGGTTTCTGCCCAAAAATCAGACCTTGCCGTTTTCTCTCGATAAATAACAAGAGAAAAAAGCACGGAATAGTCGCAGAGGGTAGTTTTACTACCTGATACCATTCCATGCTTTCTGATACGTTTGTTGATTGGAGATTTCAGCGGAGATTAGATTCTACCATCCGCTTGCATCTTGCGCATACGCTCTGCGGCTGCTTCTTTCTGCTCGTCCGTCATAATCCTGCTGGTCGCAAACCGCACAAGACGCTTGGGCATCTCATACCACTTGCCGTCCTTGTCCTGCTTGACCAGCTTGTACGATGCAGGCTCACGCTCACACAGCTTGTCCAGCTTGCGCATATACACCGGGTCGGCGGTATAGACCGATGCAGTATCTTCCGCTGCATTGAAGTTGACGATGGTCTCTTGTTCCAGTCGAGTGATGTTCATAATCGTTTTCCTCCGTTTTTTGATTGATGAAAAATATTTATGAGGTTCAGACGGTAACTTTATCGCCTAGACCCTGTTATCTGTTTTTCTTGCCTATTCTACTGTGACGATACGAGCGCAGAAGCGATTCTATCCTTTCGTTTCAATAGTCGGCGCATTATCGATAGCAACCATTACGTCTTCTAGTACATCAAACATCAATGCATTGAACGTATAATCTGTTTCATCCACGCTAACATATTTCATCTGCTCATCGGAAAAGTATCGTTTTAGTGCGTTAGCATCAATAGGTCGAATGTTCATTTTGTCTCCTTCCGTTACATCCACACGCATTCTTTGAACTGCTGCGTTTCCATCTGGAACGTGATGTCCAGTGACCCCACGTCGCCCTCTTTGTTCTTCTCAAGCGCAAAGTGATAATGCTCTTCTGGTCTCTTTTGCGTTTTCACTTTCTGTGCCAGCAGGATGATTGCGTCTGCGTCCTGCTCGATCTGCCCGGATTCTCGCAGGTCTGCGGCAGTCGGTGGTATACCTGCTCTTGCGGTCTCTCGATTGAGCTGTGCAAGTGCCACCACCAGCGTTCCCGTGGACTGTGCGAACTCATGCAGTGCCATGCTGATTTCCGTGACGGCACTGTATCGGTCTTTCGCTCCGGCTTGATGGATAAGCTGCAAATAGTCGATGAACACTACTTTGGCTTGCATTCTGATGGACTGTGTTCTAATCCACCCAACGCCTTTACCAGCGGCAGAACGAACGAACAGCGGATATTTCTTGATGGCTGCCAGTCTGTCAAGCTCGTTAATGCTGACAGTCTTGTTTTTGACCGTGTGCAGCGGTACGCCTAGCTGGTTTGCTATAATACGAGCGTAGAGCGTGTCCGGGTCGGTCTCTAGGCTGAAATACGCCACCTTGCGTCCGTTCTTGGCTATTTCACAGGCAAGTTGCAGGGACAGAGCGGTCTTACCAGCAGACGGTCTACCACCGATCACAACGAAGTTGCCCGGCACAAGATGCAAGTTGTTATCCAACACTCTAAGCCCTGTGCTGATATACTCTGGCTTATCATCCAGCTTGCGGATGTAATTGTCTATGCCGTCACACATCGGGATGAAATCGCTTCTCTCGTTGTGCAGGTTGATAGCTTCGCCTAGCTGCTCATAAATTCCTGTCAGGTCTGCGTATCTTGTCGAGCCATCAACAATTTTGAACGCAATCTCTCTGGCTCTGGACAATGCAGCCTGCTCCTTAACGATTCCAGCCCATCCAAGCATCATGTCATGGGTGACGTTGCGGATGAACTCTGCGCCAAAGGCATCCAGACATTCACCCATTGCTTTCTTGCAGTTATCGTACCGTCCCATGACTTCTACCGGGTTCCACTTGTCGTTGTGTTCCCAATATCCGAGAATGGCAGCGAATGTATCATGCAGTTCAGGGCAGAAATCGTCGATTTTAAGGTCTTGCAGCACATCGGCGTATTCCGAGAACGTGAGGACTGCCCCCAGCAGGATGTATTGGGTCTGATTTTCAATATTCACCGCAGAAAGTCTCCCTCGTCAGGCAATTCAGCCATTGTCTGCTGATAGCCACCGTTCCAGCCCTTCGCGTTACGCATCCAGTTCCGTGCAGCAGCTTTCCAGTCCTTCATAGGCGATTTTCCGACCTTCCAGCCATTTGCCGTGAAGTGGTCAACAAACCGCTCTGCTTCCGATTCCATGTAGCCCTTATCGGCAAAGTATTCTCTGGCTTGCTCGACAGTCGGTGCTTTGAAGCGTTTGACTTCTTTGGTATTTTTCTTTTCACATTTTTCTTTTTTATCAGATTCAGATACAGAATCAGATATAGATAAGGCATCGTTTGCATTCATTTGCATACCAGCGTATGCATTTGCATCATTAGTATGCGTTTGTATGCATTTGCATTTTTCATCGTTCCAACGCTTATTTGCACTCCGTCTGTTTTTCTCGATTCGCTCCTGTCTTTTCTGCGCATTCGTATCATCGAACGCTTTAACAACTTTCCAGAGCATCCGCATAGCACGGTCGTTGTCGTATGCTGGCTCAAATCCAGTCTCAACATACTGCGCGTAGTTGCGGATGAATGCTCCAAATTCCTCGTCTGTCAGCTCGTCCATCGCATGGACGTGTTCCAACAGAAGAATCATTGATGTTCTCGGCTTGTGTTCCTGCTCCATACTCAATCCTCTTTGTAACGGCTGTTCCACCGGCTGATGATTTCTTGTCGTCCGTCTTTTTCGTCATACGGTGACAAAACGCCATCTTCACCAAAGCTATAGTAAGCGCTATTGCTCATTGATGCATTATGACACTTTTCACACAGAATCATCCATGTTGTGTGATATCTTCTCTTTGAATCCACTTGATGCAATCCATCGTGATACAGCGTCGGAATAGACCCGCAGAACGGACATCTCTTAAGTTCTTCCATCTTTATCCCTCCTCAAAACGGGCATTCTTCGCCAGGCTCACGCAACCAGCCTTCGCCCGGAATGTTGACTATCTCATAATACTGCCGTGCAACGTAGATTGTTTTCTGCCCATCCTCGGCAATCAGACCGACAATCAGATAGTTGCCAGCAGCCATAAAGAACCAAGGGTTGCTCTTATAGGTCTCGCCCTTCATCCAGTTTTTCATCCTGTTCACGGCTTTTTCAATGTCCTTGTCTGGGCAGTCTGGGTTGTCGAATGCAAAGAAATCTTCAGGAAATTTAAGTTTTTTCATTTTCTGAATCCCTCTCTCGTTCTCGTGATTCGCTTATGCGCCTTGACAGGCCTTGCGCCTTTGCCGTAAGCTGGGCGGATATGTTTTGCCTTGATGTACCCGCAAGGCGGCTTCGGCCCGAAGTCAAAAAAGCTCAAGTCCATAACGATGATGCCAAACTTCTTGTTTGTCATGTTTAGCCCTCCTACACCATCGGAAACGCCATCCAATGCGTTACCGTCACATCTTTCGGCAGTCTCTCGCCTATCTCATCCCAGAACTGACCGTCTGCGTAACAGCCAAGAAAGTACGCTGTCGGTGAGATTCCTTGCAACATTTTTCCATCTTTATCACGCCACGTTGTCTTAGTCGCAAGCAACAAAGGCTGTGTCCGCTCTCGTGGCGGTTCGCTTGCTGGATGCCAAAGAGTGTTAGCCATTGCCCTTCACCTCGATAGTCGGTGCGGTGTCGATGTAGTCAAGCACATCGTCTAGCGCATAGCACATGTAGACGTACTCGACAGTAAACTCTTGCTCTAATTCCTGCATCCATTCTTCAATACGCTTGCGCAACGCATTAGCATCAATCGGTCGAATGCTCATCTTTTTCTCCTTTTTCTACATCCATTATCGGCTTTGCATTCAAAAGGGATTCTCTGTCAAACATTTCTCTCCCGCATTTAGGACATCTCCATCCAGAACAGGTCGCTTTAAGGTTTGTAAAATCGTAAAAACACTTGTAAACGAGGTCATCTACTCTTAGCATTTCGACTTTGCACCACGGACAGTCAACTTTCATTGCCCTTTCTCCCTTCAAATCGTGTTATCCACACTTATAACCGTAAACGCAAAAGATGATTGCAAACCCAACTAGAAAGAAAAGAACATTGACTGCTACAACCGCAATAACTTTCAAGATTACGTTGTCTATGTATTCGTCCAAAATACTAAGAACTATATATTTTTCGAGCAAATAAATCGGAGAAACGAACACAAAACCAATCATTGTCGTCAAAACAAAACCGAGTACAATTTCAAACAAAGACATTTTTCTTTCTCCTTTCAATCTCCATCCCACACGCCGTCAGGTCGCATTCTTGCAAACGCCAGCAGACCGCACAAGGCACATTTGGCGTTACCCTCTGTGGAGTGCCAGTAGTTGCTATCGTCTACATCGTCACCTAATGCAGAAATAGCCTTTTCAAGCATCGGGATGCTCTCTGCGCCTGTTTTGCCATAGATGGAGCGGATGCCGCCCTCGCCAAACACTTCCGGGCGATAATAAAAGTGACTGTAATTATAGGTGACGTTGAGCCACAGCTCTTTTGTACCGCCCATAGCACGCATACCACCTGCGATAAAATGCGTACTATCCGCTTTGAGCGGTTTGTGCGTTACGGGGTCGCACAGCGAAATATCATAGCTCATACTCGTCCAGCTCCTTTTTGATTTGCTGGCGTTCAATCTGTTTCAATCTTGCCTTTGCCAGCTTGCGGTTGTCAGCCTTGCGGATAGCCCAGTTGTTTCGGTGGTTTGCCCACGCTGCAAAATAGTGACTGTATTCGCTTTGGTCGTACCAGCCCTTGCCAATAAGCCCTTTATAGGTCTGCTGACGTTTCATCTTTCTTCTCCCATTCCTTGCATCCGCGTTCGTCATACACGAAGTCTGCAACGTGTTCCGACTGGTCGTTCACGCATACGCCCTTCGGCTCTGCGTACCATTTGCAAGAGCCACAGGACGGCTCAGATTTGTTCTTGCAGGATTCTGCTGTGCATCGGATAGCCTTGCCAGCGGAGAACTGCTTGATGCCCATGCAAGAGCAATGTTCAGTGGTGCAGTAAATCATTCTTGCTTCCTCCAACCGATAAACTCACACAATCCAACGGTGTTATTGGAGCAACGATGGATGAGGACTTTATCGCTTATTTTGAATTTTGCGATAAACCCAATTTTGCTTTCTTCCATTTCGTTTTCAAACATCCAATCAACGATGTCTTTATCGATTCTGACATCGCTTTCGTCTGCCATGGTTGCAAAGCACTGTTTGCACCTGTAAAGAGCGCACTTTTTCATTATCTCTGCCCTCTCTTTCCCCTATTGAACCGTCCGATCACTCGCTTATACTCTGCATAGCACTCCGGGCACAGGTCGCCTGTGTCCCTGCGCCATCCCCAGTCCTTGAAGTATTCGTCAGGGTTCATCATCCTGCCGCCTAGAACCGCTCCGCAGCGGTCACACACTCGCTTGTGGTAGATTCCTCTGTCAGCCTGCATTAGCTTCTCTCCTTTTGTCAGCATTCATTTTCAAATTCTGCTCCGCAATAAGGGCAGTATTTGATAGGCTTTAGCTTTGTATTGCCGTGCTCCCAACCCGGATAGAGCCAATCTTCCGGGAAATGCTCGTTGCAATTAGAACAATAGCAAGTCTTATCCATATCATCATCATTCGGATAAATGTTTAAGTGCGCAATCGGGCGCATCGTCTCTTGATTGATTGTGCAAGCAGCTTTTACATGGTTACAAAAAATCTCAATTACTCGTTCTACTGAAATCGGATTTTCTTTTCTTGTAACGATAGGAGCAGACTTGTAGCCTTCAAGAAAACAAATCAACTTATCTGCATCAACTAATCTCATTTTTCTCTTCCCCAACATCCTTGAACAAGATTTCTTTGTTGGCTTTCCAGTCTTTGATTTTGCACGGAATGTCCGTGCCGGGCACTGTCTTTTTTAGACCATCCATCTGCCAGACGTTCCATGAGATGATGTCTGCGATACAGTCAAGAAAAATATGCATGAAGCCAATTTCTAGCTTTTCAGCATCAAACCGATACCTAAAATTTTCAATCAGTGTCAGGAACAGGTTGCACCTTGCCAGAAAGAGGTTGTCTCCTTGCCACTCATAGCCGTATGTCGATTTGTAGGCGCTAATTGCCCAGAACATCCACATATTGTAGTCATGGAACTGCTCTGCCAGAACATTTAGCTTTCTATCCAGCAGACCGATTCTGTCCGGCACGGCAATCATCTGCCCTGTTGTGGTATCGTATCGGCTTGTGAGGAACGGCGCTTCTCCACAGGTGACTTCAAGCACATTATGGTTGATGTACTTCTTCCAGTCCTCGCCTTTCAGGTCGTTTTCGGCAACGTCTGCCATCTTCTTACAAACCCAAGTCGGCGTAAACACCTCTGCTTTCTTGCTGGTGCGCTTCTTCTGGTCTGTCAGCCGTTTCTGCACACGAGGAACAAGCTGAACCTTGTCTAACTGTTCCAGTGTGATTTCATCTGCAAAGCCCACGCCTAGTTCAGGCGGCGGGTCTGTCGCCCAGATGATGTTCTTGCCTGTTGTGTGGTCTTGCAAGAGGACAGGCAGAAACGTGCGTAGACACGGGTCTGAGAAGTCAATCAACTTGCGTTCTTCTGCTCTCTCCATATCATTTCACTCCACATAGCATCAATTTTCGCTTTGTTTTTCTTCTGAGCTTCTGCAAATGCGGTAGATTCTCTTGCTTTTTTAATGCTATCGCAAGAGATTTTATAATGCTCAGGGCAAAGACGTTTCCCTTTAACGCATGGTTTACCGCATCTAAAGCACCCATTCGGGTCTTTATAATCGTATTTCTTTTTGCTGTTTTGTCGTCTTTGTTTTAACGTGCATTCGTAACATAATTGCCTGCCACCCCACGAGGGGCGTTTGCCACATTTCCCGCATAAGCCCTGTTCAATGTGCTTTCTTCTTGTTCTCTCTGCGGCTTCTGCCTGCCTTTTTTTCTGTTCAACTGTCATTTTTGAACGCCTTTTTGCGTTCCTTTCGCTTGTTTTCACAAGGCAAACTTCACAGAGTTTATGCTTTGGGGCTGATTCGTTATGACAGATAGGGCAGAAACCATGCGATTCATACCAGCGTTTCGTGAGAACTTCTTCTTCACGGCACTTTTCACAAGCAACAAAACCGCTGTTGTTAGGTTTTCCGCATCTTGGACACAGCCCTTTTTCTTTTCTTATTCGATATCTTGAGACCTTCACATCGCTGCATGATTCTTTGTCCATGATTACTTCCCATCGCTTGTCACTTCTCTGTACTCCACGTCAATCCCTTTCGGCAAAGCCGTCTGGTACTTCTGGGCGAGCTGTTCTGCGCTCTGGGCATCGCCCAACGGCTGTTCGGGCGGTGCAACGGTGACTTCCACGTTATCACGCATACCAAAGTAGTTCTTGGCTCGGAAAATCCACTCTGCCGGGTTCTCCTGACCGTACATACCGTTGTATGCCCACATGGATTGCATTTGCAGAATCAGCTTCAAAATATATTTCTGCTGCAAGCTGTCGTCACGGCGCTTGCCTGTCATAATCTGTCTCAGGCTAGGCCATTCGATGCCCAGCACCAGCGCAATCCATTCCACCACAGGGGAGATTCTGGCTTCGATGCAAGCGTCAAAGAAGAAGTCAAGACGCTGCTGAACTTCAATGGGGTTGTTCATATCCACGCTCGGAAGGTCACCAAAATACTTTGCCGCAATCATGCCGACAACTTTCTTGTCCTCTTCATCGCCGATTCTTGACTGCAAATCCCCTGTGTTCATCATCTTTGACTTCTCGATAGCCAACTCTTGCTGTTCTTTCACCTTTTTGCTCACCTGCGATCGGATAGATTTCCGCTTGTTAAGCATCTGTTGTTTTTTCTTCTCACGCTCTTTCTCACGCTTCGCGGCGGCTTCTTCTTTCGCCTTTTGCGCCCGCTTCTCACGCTTTTTCTTTTCAGCTTCGGTCAGCGGTGGTCTGCCACGACCGCGCTTTGGGGGTGTTGCCATGTATCAGGCCTCCTTTGGCAGTTTTGGAATCGGCATCCAGAACCTGACCTCTTCACGTCCAACCTCTTCTATCCACTTACCGTTTCTAAATTCTCTTGTTGAAACGCAATCGTTCAAATCCAAAAACTTATATACAGCAAAGTAGATTCCATCTTTTTTCGGTTGCGAATCGGTTACGCTAATCCACTCGTTCATGCTCTCACCTCTTCATTTTCGTTTCGATGTTTCTCAGTTCCCGTGCAATCCACAAGATGTAGCAGCAGCTGTCCCACTTCCGCCACCAAGCGCACTTTTCTTTCTCACAAAAGCACCGACCAAGCGGATTGCTGGCCATCTTCATCGGGCAATAAAGTTCGTTGTCCATCATTTCCACCCCATCGCAACAGCCGTACAAACGACCAGACACACGTTGACGAACGCCCAGACAAGCATTGCCTGTCGTTCCTCAAACAGGTTGTCTGCCGCGTCCTTGATTGTCCGTTCAGACTGAACCACCACCGCCAGCAGGACTAGGCAGACCAGCCAGCGAGTTGCAAATTCAAACATTGTTATCCTCCATCAAATCGTACCGATGCTCTGACAGCCTTGCAGCGTCCTGCAACCGTGCGATTGCAAGCTGTTCCTTGTCATTCACCTTTCACCTCATACCCAACGCAATGGGTTTCTTCTCCGCAGATTGGACACTCTGGGAGCTTGCATTTGTTTACAACGGCGGTAGCAAAATAGTGGTCATGGATTTCGATTTCAGTTCCGCACAAAGCGCATTTGTATTTTGCATTCAAAATTTGGTCGTCAACATTGGTTTTCCAAAGGATTTCATTGATTTGCTTATGTGAAAGAACTGCCATTAGCTCCACCTTTCCCTCAGCTCTTTTTCGATCTGTTCTGACTTTGCGGTGATGTAATCCGCAAACTCGTCAGGGGTCATGTCCTCGTTCTTGAACTGCCCAACCATCTCCCAGTACCTGTCACCAATGCGGATGATTTTCTGCACCTGTTCATCGGTCAGGTCTGCATCGCACCGCAGATTCCGAATCAGTGCGCCCCATGTGGCAGCAATGCCATCCAGAGCCATGCGAAAGCCGTACAACTGGTTCTGTCGTGCGATTTTTCGGAGGTTGGTCGGCTTGACCTGTTTGCCACACAGAGGGCAGTTCCCGAATTTATTCATCTGACCACTCCTTGTTTGGGACAAGTTCAAACGTGACTTTTAGCGTTCTATTGCCACGAACTCCCCATGCTTTTTGAATTTTGTTCTTGCCGTCACGATCCATTTCTATAATGAAATGGTTCACGACCGCTTCGATTGCTCCGTCAGTCACATCCGATTTGTTTTTCCACATCTGCGAACCATCTTTTCCAGGTGGTGTTATTTTTCCGGCATAGATTTCCCCAAATATCCCACATCCAACATAATATTCAGCCATTTTTATTCTCCTTTCAGCCAGTCGTTCAGCTTTGCCATGCAAGAGGGGCAAAGGCGATACTCGCAGTCATACGGGCCGCCAATACCCCACACACGCATCTCAATGTCAGTGAAGTTGTTGTATTCGTATAAAGGATACGTCTCCCCGCATCTATCACACTTAAGCGTCTGTCCCATGTTCTTTCTCCAATCTCTTTAGCAGCCCATCCACGTCATACCGCCAATGGACACGCAACCTTTTTGCTTTGACCTCTATCCCCTCTTGCTCCGCCCACTGCCAAGGGATGCTCTTCCGGCTCTCGTTGTAACGGAACGCTAGAACCTTGCTGGCAGGGATTGCAAAGGTGCGGTTGACCGCCCTGTAATTGACTATCACATGGGCGGTCTGACCGCTGTACCCCATTGCTTCTACCATGTCTGTGATGTGCTTTTCCTTGCGGTATTTGCACTTTGCCTTGTCGTACTTGCCGAACACCTTTTCCAGAGGGATAGAGGGCGTTTCAATGGTTTTCAGCTCAAACAGGTGGTTCATCGGGTAACGGTACACAAGGAAATCGCAGATGTTGTCGATGGAAAAGGACAAATTCTCGTTGCCGCCGTAGTAGGTTGCAGCACTGTCCTTCAGCCGGTAGCACCACGCATCGGGTGGCATGGACGCTTTGAAGTCCGCTTCAAACTGCTTGCCGGTGTTCATGTGTAAAGTTCCTCCACATAAAACCAGGATTGCGGTGGCCGCTCAATATCTACAGGCTCATAGCCAAATTTCGTTGCCCGCAGCCTTGTAAAATCGCTCAACGGTCGTGGGCGGTCGTAAATTTTCAAGTTGGAAATGTGCCAGCCGTAGCCGCCACGGCCTTTGAGATATTTTTCGGCGGTTTCTTCGCTCAGGCAAGCCGCTTTGAGCAGGTCAGTCGCAGGCTTATACTGCAATTCTAGCCCCGGCCCAATAATGTGTAGCTTGGGCAAAGCCCCGCTTCCCGTCGACCTTACATGGCAGATGACCGTAGTATTACAGCAAGTAAACTCGCCGATGACCTTTCCGTCAGCCGACATGAGGCCACTTTTTTTCACACCGGGAATATCGACAAAGTGTGTACTCTTGGTGCAGTAGATATAGCACTTAAACGGCTTTTTCAGATTTGGCTCTGTTTTGCGGATTTCCACGGTCTTCTGCCCACCTGCAATTTTGTTACACCACTCTGGGCGAATGCTAATAAGTACGGCTTTGCTCATCCTCGTTCACCTCTAAATTCACTTCCGAGAAACCGCTTCTTGCCGCGTTCCCGGTGCTCGTCCTCGTAGTTACGGTGGTACACGCTCTGGCTGTGGTTTAGCTCATACACAAATGCCTTGCGTTCCTCGAAGTCTTTTTTCTCTGCCTTGTACTTCTCGCAAGTGTAGTGGCAAGCTGTGCAGCGTGATGTGCAGTTGAGACAACAGGTAATCATTCTTCGCCGAATCTCCTTTTTGTGACGGCTATGCAGAAGCTATCAACTTCGCTAGCCCATCGTGCCGTACCATTTCCATAGGTCTTTTGCCAAATTAAGGGGAAGCCCCCTATACCATCGAACAGGCTGCCCAAAGTGGGCTTTTCTTTCAGGAAAGGGCACATCTTCTGCACCAACCAAAACCACTGCGGCAAGGCTATGGAGTTGCCCAGAGCCTTGTATCGTGGGCTGTCAGCGTACTTGTGTTTCTTGCCCTTACTGTCCGTCCAATCACCAATATCCGTCCATCCGCTAGGGTAGCCCTGCAACCGTTCACACTCAACAGGTGTCAAGCGGCGAACAATCCAGCGGACGGTTTTCTCTGCAACCAGACACTCGCTACCGTTACCGATGTTCCCTGCTTTCGCTTTCAAGGTTGAGCATTTGTCGCTTTCTTTGTAGCTGCTAAACGACTGCTCATTGAAGGTCTGATGCGCTACAATTGGAGTACTGCCGCCACCTGTTCCCCATCTCGCTGTAACCGTTTGGCATACGCCTTTAAGTTCTGAATGCCGTGCATCTTGTGCATGATTGTCAAACGTAACTTTAATAACAATGGATGGCGTATGCGCACTTGCCGCTAGAGGGTGGCACGTGTCGCCCCATTTTGGATTACACCCGTTTTGTGGGCTTGTAACCTGTGTCGTATCAAATGGTAATACGTCAGCAACAAACAGCGTCTGGTCTTGCCGTGTAGAAAGTGTTGCACTTTTTTCGACTTGTACCAGCGCACCTTTACCACCACCGTCGCATCCACTACGGATTTTCAGGGTGTAGGAATTGCCCCCCCCTATCACGTTCAGAAGGGCTTGCCTGAGAACTTCCGGAAGTGGCTTCCCACGCCTTGATGCTCTCGTCAGGATGCCCTGACACGCCTGTACGCTCAAACAATATTTCTGCGGCACGTTGTCCTCTAAAATCTGCGACAAGAGCGATACGTTTTCTTCTCTGGGGGACTCCCCAGTATTGAGCATCGAGCTGTCTCCAAGCCAAACTCCATCCGTTTCCTGCGATTGCTCCGGCTTTGCTCCATCTGCCCCCCCTACCCGAAGGTCGAGGAATTGAAACGTCTGGTTGTTCCACGCGGGCAAGTTCTTCCAGCACGGCTCTGAAATCTTCTCCTCCGTTGGAACTGAATGCTCCTGGCACGTTTTCCCAAACAGCGAAAGTTGGATACAATCCATTTGTGCTTGACCTCATTTCCTTTATAATCCGAACCGCCTCCATAAACAGCCCGGAACGCTCTCCTGCAAGTCCGGCCCTGCGTCCTGCAATGGACAAATCTTGGCATGGGCTGCCAAATGTAATGCAATCCACCGGTTCTATCTGGTCGCCGTGAATCTTTGTAATGTCGCCCAAGTGCTTCATCTTTCTAAACGCCCGTCCAGCCAGATAGCACAGCTCTTATATAAGGTAGGAGATCAGAACTTTGCCGAAGCGAAAGCCTTGCTCATATCAGTGATAATGTCATATCGGTCTTGATATTTGCTGTACACAGTCGTTCCAGTTCCAAGACCAATCTGCGTCTAGTTGATGGAAGCAGGAACTATATAAATGCTTTCCTTCTCTTCGTTTTTTGCAATCAGAAAATAAACATCACAAGTAGGGAATCGTTTTTCAAGATTAAACGAATAGCAAAAACTCTTATTTGCTCTGCTCGGCCTTGCCGTTTTCACATCAACCTTAACGCTGCCATTAACATAAAGGTCATAGGCGTATCTAGTTGACATTCGCTCAACCGCAAATCCATGTTCTTCCAGCAGTTTTGTAGCAAGGTCTTCGCCATACTTTCCGAATTGCGTTTCGCTTTCTTTCATTTCGATATTAAGGATTTCAGCTATTTTGTAATAGCCACCCGGAAAACGGCGAATTGCATTTGTCAACTTGTCGTTTCCGTAATACTCGCTCAATTCACTTCTTGATGGCATTCTGGTTAAACCAGTGGCAGACATACAGGCTTTCACATACAGCAAGATTTTATCTTGCGTCCAATGCGTTTTTTCTTCCTGATTCATGCGCATCTCCAATCAGAAGGGCAACGAACCATCATCGTCAATCACAGAGAAGTCATCTGCGTTTCCCTGCGAATAGTTCTGTGGTGCATCCTGCGCCAGATCGGCGGGTTTGCTGTCAAACTTGCCACCGCAGAAGTCAACCTTGTTCGCCATAATTTCCGTTGCGGTGCGGTTGTTTCCCTGCTTGTCGATATATTTCCGGGTCTGGATGCTGCCAGTCACCAGAATCAGGCTGCCCTTCTGGAACCACTTGGAAACGAACAGTGCCGTATTGCCAAATGCGGTGCAGTTGAAGAAGTCGGTTTCCTTCTGACCGCCACTCTGACGGTCACAAGCAATGCTGAACGTACAAACATCCTTGCCGGATTTCGTAACCTTAGCTTCGGGCGTGTGAACCAGACGCCCCTGAATTGCGATAGAGTTAAGCATTGTTTAGCCCTCCTTCGGCTGTTTCTGGGCGCAGTCCCAACACAGGACACGCCCAAAGCGTTTCTTCGTGCTTCTTGCAGTTTCCAGTGGAGTGACTGTGCGGTTGTTGTACTGAATAGGCTGCAACTGCTTTCCGCAGCAAGCGCATGGGGGGATGGTTTTTGCTTCCGTTTGCTTCTGCGCAGGCTTGTTTGCTTTGCTTGTGGTTTGCTTCTGGTACTCGTCCGTGTCAGCGTCCTTCGTATCGTCAATGCAGAACAAACCGTTCAGAGCGTACTTTCTAGCGTAGCTACTAGACGTTCCAGTCACCTGCGCTGCATCCATCTTTGTTTTTTGCTCCGGTTCTCTTGCGTAAGCAGTAACCGTTACGCATCCACCATCCAGAGTTTCCACCTTTGCGGTCGCTTCGATGTAATGCCACCCCTCTAACACTTTAGGTTCATCAGAAAGGGTAAGAAGCAAACCGTGTTCTTTCAAAATTGGTTTGACTGCTTCCAAAATGTCCTCACAAGAGCGATACTTGTAACCGCCAAATGTATTCATCTGCCCCTTCGGGGCTTTCAACTCTGACTGAACAGCCATCAGAGCTTCATGGATTTTGCTGTTGTCCATCAGTTGTTCTCCTTCCTCGCTTCTTTCCTCACTTTACGGCAAGCCGGGCAACGCTTGGGCAGTGCCATGTTATGCGATTCAAAGAAAATGCGCTCTGCACGAGAAATCCCGAATGCTTTGCCGCAATCACGGCACATTTTCTCGATGCTTGTGTTCTCGTCCCACGAAGCCCTTCTTGCGGCATCTTCGACAGCAAACGCTTCATTAAGGCTGTCACTAAAGCTCCTAACAAGCGTATGCTGCGGTGCGTGACCGTTCCTGCGGAGTACTTCCTCCAAGTTGTTCCTTTTGCAGCTTGCGCAAAGAGTTTCCATGCTGTTCGGGAACACTGAAAAAGGCTTATTACACTTTTCGCAGTGCTTGATTTCTTTCTTGTATTTGCCCATTTTTCTTTCCTTTCTTCGGCTTCATTAGGCTTCATTGTTCTTACTTCGGCTTAACTTGGCTGTACAAAATCAATCTCCCCAGCACACGGAATCCGCTTCATCTGGCCGCTGCCATTCGGGTTCTTCGTCCGCTCTGGGTGCGAAGTAGTAGTCATCGGGCGGCTCAACCACGCCGCCGAACCGATCAAAACAACCGGAGCAATCGTACATCTCGTTCATACCGTACCTCCAAGTTTCAGGATTTTTGCCTTCATCTCTTCCACAAGGGCTTCCAACTGAGATATGATATATTTCATCTTGCTGAAGCTCCTCGTTACGGAGTCCCACTGGTCCATATCTATTTCGACTGTATTCCATGTATGACCGCAGTTTTCGCAGAGTCTACGTCGGATGATGTTGTCTTCACGTGATGTGCTGCGATTGGCTTTGATTTTTTCGCTTCCACATATCGGGCACTTCACTTGGCATCCCTCCACTCGTTTGTGTGATGCGGGATGCGCTTGATTTTCCGGCTCTCTTGCTCCATGCGCTCGTTTTCGGCGCTTACGCCAATTGCGGCCAAAATAAGAGCTGCAAAAAGCATCGCCAGAGCAAGGAACGCGTATCCGAGCATCGCCCATCCGCCAGCAGCACCTTCAATGGCGTTTCCGCATCCAAGAGCTACGATAGCAAGCGAAATGCTCATACAGCACAGCACCGTACCTTTAACTGTTTTCATCTCTCTTCACCTCTTTCAAAATAATGTCGAATCCGTTCGTTTTTTTTCTCGTTGATGACTATTTTTGCATTCAACGCCTTTGCGATTTTTAGAAGCGTATCGACCCGAACGGAACTTTTCTGCTTCTTTCGCTTGCCCAAGATGCTGTAAATCGTTGGTCTTGATATTTCCGATCTACGGCTAAGGTCGTTGATGTTGAAGTACCTGGCTTTCATTGCATCTTCCAGCGTCATGCTTTTTTACCAACACCGAAAATCCAGATGGTTGCCATCAGAGCGCCAACACCAATGATGTACCATGTCGCCTTAGCTCCGACCAAAAGCTCAATGTGATGCACAAGCCAGAAGTTCAGCAGAAACGTTGCGAGAACCAACGCTAAGACAATGCCCCAAATCAGGACGATTTCCACGAGTGCTTTCATCTTTGTCCTTTCTTCGAATGTGCTCCAGCCGTTCCTTCTCACGGCTGTGCCAGCGGATTTCACGCTGACCGTAATATTTACCGTTCATCGGGCGGTTCCACCTTCCCCTGACTAAGCAACGTGCTGTAATGCCCGTAGTTCATTCCGAGCGACTTTGCCTTGTCGTTTATTTGCTTGATGCTGTATCTAGGTGGAGCCGGTCTTTGCCTTTCTGGCAGCTTGAATTGATATCCAGCCGGTGCGCATGACCTTTCGGCCTTTCTGGCGCAATCTTTGTGATACTTCTGATCCGGTGTTTTCTTTACCATCGCCTTACCGCACCACGCACAAAGGCCCATTACTCGTTCGGTCTTGCCCTTCCGACATCTCCATTTCGCTTGCTGTTCAAGCTGGACGTTGTGTGCACATACGACACAATGCTTCTGGTTTACGTTCGGAGCTTCAAGAAGCGCTCCACAGCGGACGCAGAATTTATTCATCGCGTTCACCGTCTTTCTCTCTGGCTTCCCGATTGTGACGTTCAAAACACTGGTTGATGGATTTCTCCATCCACAGAACCTTGTTGGCTTCGTTCCGGGACACGCCCTCCGCCATTGCAAGTTTCAACCTGCGCTTCCGGCTCGGTGCTTTGTAAAAATACGTCACCAGCACTCACCAGCCTTTTTAGTGATGAAGGTGGGCACGTCCCTTCCGGTAGCCCGACACAGGCAAACACACTTGGCAACCCAAATGTTCCAATCCGGTGCATAAAATGCGCAATCAGATTTCTTTGACTCTGCTTCTCCATACGCCCTAATGTAAGCTACGATATAGCAGCCTGAGCCAAACCACTCAATGCTATATCCATCCAAACACAGTCGGCTCATAATGCGCATTGCTAAGTGCTGCGCTTCCATGATTTCCGCTTCTGTCCACTTCAGTTTGTCCGCTTCGTAGGCTTCTACCGCCTCGTCAATGGCAAACTTTGCATCATCCGGGTGCTCAAGGTCTACCTTTAATGTCAAAATCTGTTCCATATTCAGTCCTCCACTTTCTTGTCCTTCTCCGTCTTTAAGAAGAGATTAACGAAATAGACCTGACCAATGCCCGTCACCTTCGGAGTCTTATTGATGGAAGTGTGCCCATCGGAATGTGCAATGGATGTTTCCTTGATTTCAAACAAGCGAAGTTCCATAGACTTCTGGGTCGGCATATTGTAGTCTGTCCGCTTTCTGTCCTTAATCAGGTATCCGTTCTCACGCATCCATGCGAACAAGCGGTTTTGACCCATCTGGATGCCGTTCTACGACAGCAGCTTTGCCATTTCACCAACAAGAATGCTTTGGCTGCTTGCGCTCACTGCATCAGCAAACAGTGCTTTTGGCTTCATGGTTTCAATCTGCTTGTCTTTCTCTTCCAGCTCCTCATGCGCTGCGATCAGTGCGGTTGCGAGAAGCTGCGAGCGGGTGAGCTGCGGTGCGTTGTAGCTTCCAGTCTTACGGATTGCAGGAAGCACATCGTTCGTTACCCATCTGCGAAACGGAGCCGCTTCTGGCTTATCGCTACGAAGAATGACATGGTACAGACCGCTTTCATTGACAACCGTTACGTTCTGTGTGCCACCGGGGGTGTGAATCTGATTCATACCCTTTTCATCATCATCCAAACGTTCTGCGACTTTTGCTGTCGTACCAAGATGAAGAACTTCACACAAATCTTTCAGAACGAACCAAGCTTCCCCGTCCATATCAACAGTGCGAACCTTGTTATTCTGATATTCAAAAACTTGAATGTTTGCCATTTTCTCTCCTTTCTTATGCTCCCGAATCCTGAATGTTCAAAATCCGGCAGATGCTTTTCTTGATTCCGGGCGTTTCCAGCTTTCCGGTCTTAACCTTGAAGAGGTAAGAACGGTCAAAATATCGTCCAGTATCCTCCTTGACTTTTTCAATCAACCATTCGTTGGTCTTGTCTTTTTGGATAAGAGCAATCTCGATTTGTTTGCCAAAGTCACACAGAGGTTTTTTTTCAGCCATTATTTCACCTCCGGCTATTGATTTTTACGCATAAGTGTAATATAATGAAGTTGCTAGAAATCATTCATTACGCCTTCGCGGTATAGTCTTAGTATAATACGCTTTCGCGTAAAATGCAAGACTTTTTTAAGCGTTCGCGTAATTTCAGCAAACCTTACAATGCGAGGACTGGAATTATGGCAAACTTGTACGAAAATATTGAAAAACTCTGCAAGCAGCGCGGAGTAAATGTGACCATAATGTGCAAGGAATCGGGTGCAAGCCGTGGGTCTTTGACCGATTTGAAAAACGGTAGAAAGCAAACCTTGAAATATGAAACGCTCGATAAGATAGCTTCTTATTTTGGAACAAGCGTAGATGCTTTGGTTTCTGGCGAACATAAAGAAAACCCGCCCCAGCAGCCGCAAAGTGAAGTCGATGCAGCATTGGAGCGGATTAGAAGAAAACTTGAATCTATGCCGAAGGAACAGCGTGAAGCGCTGATGAACCTGATTGAGAAGATGTGAGGTAAGCCCATGTATTACCTGTTGTGTGGCTGTGCCTTTTGCTTCTGGTTCATGCAGGCCTTGCTAAAAGGCAACGACCGTGTGCTATATGGCAACAGCAGAAAATATCGTTACCGTAGAAACCGAAAAAAGAAGTGGTTCTGACCCGGTAAAATAAAAGAATCCCTTGTGCCGGGCTGGTGTAGCTCTGCGCAAGGGATTTTCTGTTACTCTAGGTCTAGTGTTTGTTCCGCTGCCGGAATCTTTTCAGGATGTTCCAGCAGCCATGCAATAAATCGGTCAATCTTGGCTCTTTCCTGTTCACTCATTGTGGCATATCCTCCCGATCAGTAAGTGAAGATGTTCATTTGATACGATTATACATCTTCAAGTTGTCAAGTCAATGTATTTTCAACAACTTCGTAAAAATTGAACGTTTTCTTCGCATCCATTACTTCACATCAGGGAAGCCAAAAATTGCGATGACAATGATTAAGAGCCACATTAAGTTTAAGTTACCCTTTGCTTTGTAACATTCCGTTGAGCATGGAACGAAAAGGGTTTTCAGGCAACTTGTCCAGAACATCTGCTTTGACAAGCGCGTTTGTGCTAATGCTGTGCGAAACATTGTTTAGCTGCACGATGGCATCGTCTAAGTCTTTTACGGTTGCTCCACGCCGTTCCATTGACTGGAGGAAAGTTTTCACTTCTTCAAGAACAACAGGGTTTTCGGCTTTATAAAATCCATTCGTAAAGTCCATCTTCTTCTCCTTTCACAGTTCCACAAGCTGCCCGTCAATGCGTTCGATGCTGTCTGCCGGGTCGCGCCCATCATCTAAGGCGGCTACGGCGCGTTCCAGAATGCCTTTTGCTTCGAGGTAAGCATCTTTATCAGCTTCGTACCCAGAAAGGCTCATGACAAGTTCCAGCGTCCGTCTGCGAGCGTATGGGACAATCAAATCATCTACGGTTCGGTTCATTAGCTTTCCTCCCATGGTTCAGGTGTGTGTGGTTGCCCATCGGGAACGCTGGCGGGCATTCCGTCGATGATTGGCATACGTTCATGGTTCCAGATTGCAGTTTCTTTCATTTTTGTTCCACTCCTCTTTGGAATTTTTTGACAATACAGTTATATCACATCTCGCTGTTTCAATGAAATAGCGACTTTTTTCAATTATTGTTTCACATTTTGAACAATATATCAGTTAAATTCCTTTACATTTGTATCATTTT